ATGCAGCATATGCGTACCTTGGATATGATCTTTTCTGGTGAAACCCCTATCCGATATAATCAAATCAATAACAGACTTTATATTGATTGGGCGTGGGCCACAGACATTACACCAGGCCAGTGGATCGTCACTCAAGGTAAAGTTGTCACCGATCCAAACCAGTTCACCTTATTCTGGAATAATCGTATGCTCAAGGCCCTTGGTACAGCATATATTAAAAAACAGTGGGGTAACAACATGAAGAAGTTTGGTGGTATGCAACTACCAGGCGGTATTACAATGAATGGTCAACAGGTTTTTGATGAGGCTGTTGCCGAGATTAAAGAGATTGAGCAAATGATTAGGGATAGTTATCAGGAACCGCCCCAGTTTTTAGTTGGCTAGACCCTACAAAGAATTGTGGAGGATGTAACTTTACTAAATAAGGTTATAAACTTCACGGAGGTTACAATGAAAGTATATTGTATGGAGAATAAATTGAATGGCAAAAAATATGTTGGTGTTACTACAAAAACAATTGATGAAAGATATGAAAAACATATCCAAGGAAGTCGTTCTAAAGGAAAGAAACTAGATATACAAAAGGCCATTAAGAAATATGGAGAGGAAAACTTTACCATTAAAGAAATAGATTCCGCCTCAACATATGAAGAAATGATGGAAAAAGAGAAATACTGGATAGTAAAATTGGATACCAAAAACAAAGGATATAATGCCACAGATGGTGGTGAAGGTTCATTAGGTAAAGTATTATCAGACGAAACTTTGAAAAAAATGTCAGATAGTATGAAAAAATTATACCAAGAAAACCCTGATCAAAAAAAGGTTATATCCGAAAAAACAAAAGAGGGAATGACCCGTTGGTGGAATGGTCTATCTGAAGAAGAAAAAGAAGATTATAAAAAAAGGTGTTCTAAAAGGCCGGAAGGATGGGTTCAACCAACAGGTTGGACTTATACACATTCAGAAGAGGCTAAAGAGGCTATACGGCAGGCAAACCTGAATAAAGTATTATCTGAAGAAACAAAGAAAAAAGTTAGTAAAAGTCGTAAGGGTAAAGGAACGGGTGAAAAAAATTCCATGGCGAATCCTGAAAATAGAAAGAAAGTGTCTCAGTCCAAAATAGGAAGAAAAAGAGTGTATCAACCAGATGGTTCATTTAAATATTTATTTCCGGATCAGGTAGGAGGCTAACATCGCTACCAATCGTTATTTTCAGAATTTTCCGTCCGAAGAAAGAGTAACAAACGAATATCTACTTATGGAAGATGTTATTGTGGAATCTATACAGATAATGGGTCATAATGTCTATTATGTTCCTAGAGAGTCTTTTGATGAAGGAGATATGGTTTTTGGCGAATACTCCAAGAGTGCCTTTAACAAAGCATATCTTATTGAGGCCTATCTCTCTAATGTCACCGGGCATGAAGGTCAAGGTGATTTCTTCTCCAAGTTCGGATTAGAGATCAGGGACACAGATACGTTCGTCCTTTCGCGTAGGTCTTTTCTCAATACACTACCAGGTTCTATCAGACAAAGACCTCAAGAAGGAGATTTGGTATATATTCCTGTCCTTCATAAGATGTATGAGATCAAATTTGTTGAACAAGAACTAATGTTTCACTCCATAGGTAAAAGATTACCATTTGTCTATGAGATGAGATGTGAAGCATTCCGTGGTGACCAAGCACCTATCAACACAGGTATTGAAGAGATTGATCAAGTTGGTATTGATAATAACTACAGCATGGCACTAAATCTATCTCAAGTTGGGCCTAATAAACTTGATTACCTTGTTGGTGAAAATGTTTATCAATCATCAAATGGTAATTGGAATGGTGCATATACAAAGGCCACTATCAAAGAATGGTTTGCGTCCAATAATACCGTTTTAGTTTATAACATTATTGGTGAGTTTGAAACTAGTGCCAACTTGATTGGTAATACAAGCCAGGCAATATACAACTTGGTTGGATATGATAATAAAGAAAATCATACATTCTATGAGATGTTTGATAATAAACAAGTAAATACGGATGCAGGCGTTATACTTGACCTATCCGAAACTAACCCATTTGGAACACCATAATGTTAGGTAATAGTCCTTTTTATCATCAACTAACACGTAAAGCAGTTGTTCTTTTTGGACGGTTATTTGATGATATAACATTGGTTAGAAAGAATGATCAGACAGGTGTAGAAACAAATCGTTTTTTGGTACCTATTATCTATTCACCAAAAGAGAAGATGGTTACTCGTATTTTTTCCGATCCAGATTTACTACGTCAGGTACAAACAATTCTGCCTAGAATGGGTTTTGAGATTACTGGTATATCTTATGATGCATCCAGAAAACAAAACTCACTTTTAAAAGCAGCAAGATCCAATACCACAACCCATGTTACAGCATCTTATATGGGTGTTCCTTATGATATTAATTTTCAATTGAATATCTATACCCGTAATATAGACGACGGTACTCAGATTGTAGAACAGATTTTACCATTCTTTAATCCAGATTTCACGGTATCTACTAATATGATACCAGACCTTGGCGCATTGAAAGATGTTCCTATCATTCTCAATAATGTTTCAAATGATATCCAGTATGAAGGTGATTTTGATTCGGTAAGATATGTTAATTGGACACTTAACTTTACCATGAAGATGTATTACTATGGCCCAATCTCTTATCCAAAGATCATTCGTACCGTTTATGCAAATATTTACAACAATCCAAGTTTGCAAACTGGATATATCACAAGGATAAATACTTCAAATACTAGTGGAACGTTTAAGATAAACGATACTGTTTTCCAGGGTAATAGTTATCATACTGCTACTGCGACAGGTATTGTGGTTAGTTTCAATAACACACTAAATCAGTTGGTAATAGGTGCTACACAAGGATCGTTCAAAGTCAATAATACTATCCATGCGGTTTCCACCAATGGTGTTTGTACCTTGGATTCATTTTATGTAGATCCACTAAAGTTGGCGCAAATTACTATTACACCTGATCCTATTAATGCTGATCCAACAGACGATTACGGATATAATATTGATATTATAGAGTGGCCTGAAACAGAAACATAAATAGATAAACAAATAGCGGAAAAGGCACAATGACACAGCAATATATTAACATTGGTACAGTAGCAAATGATGGTACCGGCGATGTAATGAGAGATGCTTTCACTAAAGTTGATAATAACTTTAGTGAACTTTATTCAACAAGTGCAAACTTAACTTCTAATATTTCAGACCTTTCTAACAATGTTAATACCTATGTTAATACTCTTTATATACAAGTAGGTCAATCAAATGATCTATCAAATACCGCAATTTTGGATGCCGGTTATGCCGCAAATACTGCCAATGCTACGAAAGCAATTGCCAATACCGTAAATTCTGCATGGAATCTTGCTAATTCGGCATATGACTATGCTAATGGCACCGTAGTTAGAACAAACTCCATTTATGCTCTTACTAATTCTTCTTATAATGTTGCTAATGCTGCCTTCGCCTTTGCAAACTCATTACCTTTGGGTGGTGCTATAATCAATGCTGCGGCCGCTTTTGATCAAGCAAATTTAGCATTTCAATTGGCCGGAGAAGCATTTGATCTTGCTAACGTAGATTATAATTTGGCCATCAGCGGAATTGCAAATGCTGCTTCTGCTTATAATTTTGCTAATGGTGTTTCGGCAAATACCACTTCCGCATATCGTGTAGTAAATTCTTCTTACACTGTAGCAAATTCTGCATATAATACAACAAATGCCGTTTATTATTTGGCAAATGCATCTTTTGATAAAACAAATGCTGCCTTCTCTACCGCCAATACAAAAGTCAATACTGTTAACGGAATTTGCACAGGCACCTTTACCGTTCAAGGTTCATTATCTGTCCAAGGTTCTTCATCGTTTGCTGGTTATCATACTATTGATAGTAGTGGAGCTATTTTCAGAACAAGTGGTGCCGGTTATGGTATAAGAATTTATGCTCCAAATGGAAGCGGATCAGGTATCCTACAATTTACCGATTCATTCCAATCGGTACAATGGGGAACAATATATGCAAGTAATACCGAACTTGGTGTTGTTTCAAGTATAAATGTTCCTGTTCGTGTTAAAGTAAATGGATCTACAGTAGGTTCATTTAGTAGTTCTGGTATGACCATCACAGGTCAAATTTGGGCCACTGATAACATTACTGCTTATTATTCTTCTGATATAAAACTAAAAGAAAATATTGTTATTATTGATAATGCCCTTGATAAAGTAAAACAGATACGTGGTGTTTTTTATGATTGGTCGGATGATTACATCAAATCACACGGTGGTGAAGATGGTTATTTTGTAAGAAAACACGATGTTGGTGTTATCGCACAAGAAGTGGAAAAAGTCTTACCAGAAATTGTTGCTGATAGAAAAGATGGCACAAAAGCAGTAAGATATGAAAAAATAATTCCTTTACTAGTTGAGGCTATCAAAGAACTTTCTGATGAAGTTGAAAGATTAAAGAATGCCTCTTCAAAGTAATGGATCTATATCTTTTTCGGATGTATCACAATTTATATCAGGTTCTAATAATCAAATTAGTTTAAATGATTTGCTAGTTAGATTACTTTTAAATGATAGTTCTGGCCCAGTTTCTATGTTTGATGCCTATAGCAAACCTGCACCAGGTTCAGCATCATATACAAGACCAGGCACATATTCATTTCTCGTTTATCCTTATTCAACCATCTCTGTTGAGGTATTAGGTGCCGGTGGTGGTGGCGGCGGTGGAGACAATCATAATATATATGGTATTGGTAACTGCGGTTATGATGGTGGTAATGGAGGTTTAAGTCAATTTCAAGATATGATCGCTTATGGTGGTGGTTATGGTGGTGGTAATTGTAGCGGCCATCCAGGTACTAATAGTGGAGGTACAGGAGGAACCGTGACAGTAGGCGGTGGATCGGCCGGTGGCCATGGAGGATGGCCTCAACAAGGTTCAGGTAACGGTTATAATGGTGGGTACGGTGGTAAAACTGTAAAGTCCTGGACTTGGACTGATTATGATTCAGATCGCCCTATATGGGGAACCTACATTACTGTTATTGTCGGTGCAGGCGGCGCAGCTGCGCCTCAAAATGCCGGTTATGGTATTGATGGTGTTGTAAATATTTCTTGGTCATAGGAAATAATAATGGAAGATTCAGAAGAACTATATATCAAAATAGAAAATGGTAAACCGGTAGGACATCCTATTACAGGATGGAATCTTCGTAATGCTTATCCAAATCTTGAACCAGAAAAATTACCACCAGGATTTGAAAGATTTACTCGCGTAGATGTTCCTCAATTAAGTATATTTGAAAAACATATTGGTACTGAGTATATAAAATCAAATTATGGGTGGACCGATAATCATATTGTTGAAAAAAATGATCCAGTGATTTCAGATATTGAATCATTAATAGAAGATGTGAATTATCCTGAAATGCCAAATGATGGTCAACAATATTTCTGGTCAATTAGTGCAGGAAAATGGATTAATCAAAAAGTTTTTGATCAGGTATTTTCAGAGTTTTTGAAAAAGAATAAAATAAAATATGAAAATATTGAATTCAAAACATTAGAAGAAATGCATAAGTTATCCGATGAACAAAAAAGAAAATTTGGAGAACTTATTGAAGAGTATAACAAAATTGTTAATGAAGTTTGATCCACAATCTAATGAATGGTTATTAAATAAACATCAAATATACAAAGAACTCCGAAATGCAGAAAAAGCATATTGGAGTGAAAAATATAATCTATATGTTATGACCAGGTATGATGATGTTTATTATATCCTCAGTAACCCGAATACATTCTCTTCAGCAAAAGGCAACCTACCTATAGAAGATACTTACAGGTTTGGAAACACCTTAGGTGCTAGTGATAATCCTATTCACAACGAATATAAGAACATTGTTAAAAATGCCTATAGTAAAGATAATATAAAAAGAATAGCAGACGTTTTTCGTGAAAAGGCTATAGAGCATTTTGAAAACAAGACAGAAATAAACATATCGGAAATCACCGAAGACTTAGCAGCGTGGGCCGGTGCCGAGACTTTAAACTTTCCTCTTTATAAAACATATATTAAAGATATGATTATTGAGTCTCAGAAGTATAATCCTTTTTCAGTATCAAAAAAGCACATTGAAAACTTTGATGACCGATATGATAGTCTATTGAAACATTATAAAAGATTGGTCAAAACAACTCAAATGAAAATACCACCTACAGGTCCTGGTATATACAAAGAATATATTAAAAATGCTCCAAGGTGGCCAGATGATAGAGATGATAGTTCTTTGTATCTTGGAGGTCCTATGATTTCCGGAACTGGTTCTCTTATTGCGGCACTACAGTTTTTAACACTGGACTTGTATAGAGAGAATCAACTAGATATAATACTGAATGATAGGTCTCTAATACCTTTAGCAGTAAATGAATCTTTGAGATTTAATGCATCTACAGGTAGGTTTTCCAGAACCGTCACTAAAGAAATCACTATGCATAGTATTGATTTAAAACCTGGAGATAGGGTTGCTGCCTGTATGGACTCGGCAAATAGAGACTCTAATAAGTTTCCTAATCCAGATAAGTTTGATATACATAGAGACACCTCAGGTCATCTTGCATTTGGACATGGAATACATACTTGCATTGCTCTTGCTATATCAAGAGAACTACTTTCTGTTTATTTGGAAACCTTATTAGATAAGATTGGTAAGTATGAAATAACAACCAAAAACTCTGATTTAATATATAAAGTATCTGGTTCTGGTACTGGAGACATCATCACAAATATTATACTAAATAAGACAAACGTTTAATAAATAGGTTTATTATGGGACTTGAGAAAAACTTATCAGATGCCTTAGGCATTGACCACGAAACTCCTGCTGCACCCAAGCAGGAGATAATACCTTATGAACCACCACAAATACATTCTGATGCTGAAGAAGATTACCTTCTAGCTAGAAAAACTCTTCGCAACCTTATTGAAAAAGGTAATGATGCTATTGAAGAAATCTCACAAATTGCCCGTCAACAAGAATCCGCAAGAGGGTTTGAGGTTGTTTCTACTCTAATCAAGACTGTCGGTGATACGACCAAAGACCTATATAACCTTCAGAAGATGACCAAAGACCTAAAAGGGCCTGACCCTGAATCCGACCCACGCAAGAAGAATACGGACTCTATTAATGTGGAACAGGCTGTATTTGTTGGTTCAGCAGCTGAGTTATTATCTGCCATAAAGAAGAAAAAGGAAGAAGATGGCTCGCCTTCCGTTTAGCTACCAATCAAATCCGAATCTACCTAACGAACAGTATAGGCATGCTTTTACACAAAGAGAATTAGAAGAATACCAAAAATGTGTAGATGATCCCGTCTATTTTGCCAAAAAATATATCCGAATCATTAA